GAAGAACAATAGGCGATCGCCTTTAAGCCGTGCCGAGCAAGAACGGCAAGAAGGAATAGACGCAGTTAATAGGCTTATAGCCGAATATGAAGAAGAGGAGCGACAGAATGAACAAATCGGACATAACGAAAGCCATAGCACCTTTACAACTAGCGTATAAAGGGGCGTTAGAAGAAGAACGATTACGACTATACGTCATGATGTTGTCAGACATACCGCCGCAAATCCTTGAAGTGGCAGTAAAGAAGCTGATAATGACAAACAAGTTTTTGCCTTCAATCGCAGAGATAAGAGAAACAGCGTACGGCATTAAGGGCACAGTCAGCGGCACGGCTGCACCTGACGAATCCGAAGCGTGGGGCGCAGTTGTGAAGGCCATACGGTCAGTAGGCTACTACGGCAAGCCGAAGTTTAGTCATGAGGCCATAACGGTGGCCGTCAATAATATCGGGTGGCAAGACATTTGTATGACTACGAACGAGGGAATGAATACATTACGGGCACAGTTCAGACGGGCGTATCAATTGGCAGCACAACGGCAGAAGGACAATAGAGATAATGCCGTACTGGGAATAAGTCCGAACAACGAGAAGCTGAAAGAACTCACAGGGAACGTTGTTAAGCGGTTGAATTAGAAAGGAGAAGAAAATGAGCGATAAGAAAAAAGCGTTAATAATCATCAGGGACTTAGAAGCAATAGCCGAAGTACTGCACAACATAAACGAACAGCTTGAAGAGTTAAAGGAACATTGTTATGGGTGGAAGTGTGTTGACGTACAGGTTCACACGCAGCAAGCGGAGCGGAGTACGAAGATTGCGACGGCAAAGGCTTATGAGCTAGTAAAGTCGCTAACGGAAGACGAAGCGGACGCGATTGAAACCGAACCGATAAAGAAAGAGCCGTTTTAATGCGGTGCATTGACTGCGGCGAATGGCACGACGGGGACAGCGATTTATGCCCCACATGCCATAAGAAGTACGCCAAAAAAACTAAAAGAGAAGCGGGATTGTTGGGTATGCCCTATTTGTGGCGGCTCCCTTCGCTTCAGTTACTGGGCGAGAAAGAATGACATCTTGAGTAGAAAAATATGCTGTAGTCCGCATTGTAGCGATATTTTACGAGCGTTAGAAGAAAAGGAGAATTGATTATGAATATAGTACAACTTGAAGGTAATTTAGCTAGAGACATAGAAATTAGCTTTACAAAGTCAGGCATGGCAGTAGCCCGCGGGAGCGTTGCATGCAACAGACGAGTAAAGGACGGGAACGAATGGAAAGATGTGGCGGACTTCGTTCCGTTCGTAGCCTTTGACACACTAGCAGAAGGCATGAATGAATGGACGAAAGGCACACGGGTTTGGGTAGTTGGTAGATTCTCAACAACGAAATACGAGAAGAACGGAGAAACCCGATATTCATCGAACGTCGTAGCGACAGGAGCGGGGACGGCGATATTCCCGTATAAGAAGAAAGACGGGAAAGATTCGGGATTCAATGGATCGGGCACAGAAGTGGACGAAGACACCCCCTTCTAATATCGAATAAATTGAAAATTTGGCACATCTGACGAGTTTTAAGGTAGCGGACGATAAAATTTATCATACAAGACTCTAAAACTCGTTAGAAGTCAAAATACGAAGAAAAAGGAGTAAATAAAAATGGATAATAAACAAGAACGCGACGAAATTTTGGAACTGGTTAAAGAGATGATGAAAGAGTTCGGATTAACTGAAACAAGCTTACGCAATCCGATTAACGGACAGATTGAAGAAGCCGACGAGGTGCATAAGCCGACGCACTACAACTGGCGAGGAGTCGAATGTAAAGACGTTATACGGCAGTTACTAGGATCAGAAGGGTATAAGCGATATTGTGAAGGGAACGTCATTAAGTATTTGTATAGATATACGAAAAAGGGTACACCCGCAACGGACATTGCGAAAGCCGCGGAGTACCTAAGGATGATTGCAGAAGAAGAGAGCAAGAAGATTGAGACTGTTTAATGCCAAAAAAAGGAGAGGTAATAACATGACTAACGAAGAATATAAAGACCGTGAAGAACGGATGTATAGTGTTGTACAGACAATATCTACAAAAGCTTTAGATGTATTGAAGAACGGTGAAATCCTTATAAATAAAGGGTATGATGACTGTTCCGAGGTTTTCCGTTATCAAAAACATCTTTTTAATGTAGGGTATGGATTTTCGGATTTGACGGATTTAGTTGAAGAGTTGGGCAAAGTCCTTTTTGAACTTGAAATTGAATACAAACATGGAGATAAACATGAACGGACTTGAGTTGATAGGTTACATTTGCAAATCAGTAATGTTTTTAGTGACGGGCATGATTCTGATTATTGTATATGCGGAATGGAGTAGCCGAAGATGATACGAAGTAAAAAAACAGTAATAGACGGGATAACGTTTGACAGTAGGACGGAAGCGGAGTATTACGAGTATCTTAAGAGACTTGAAAAAGACAAAAAAATATATCGCTTACGCTGTCACCCGACGTACATATTACAAGAAGCAGTTGAACGATACGGAAAGAAATACAAAGCGATTAAGTACATAGCTGACTTTGAGTACTGGAGCGACGAAGAACAAATAAACGTAGTCGTAGACGTAAAAGGATACGCCATGGAAGATGCTAGGCTGAAGCGGAAGTTATTCGCGTATAATTACCCGTTTGATAAGCTTGTATGGGTCGCAAAGTCTAATAAGTACAGTAAAACAGGGTGGATTGATTACGACGAGTTGCAGAGACTACGACGGAAGGCGAGAAAGGGGCGGAAGGGATGAGACTATCTAAAGCAGAGGTTACAAAAATAAAAGAACGGATAGAGGAAGCAATCTATTATATAGAAGAGGGTGCAGACCGAGCATGTTTTTGCGACATCGGGGATTATGATGTGGAAACATTAATGCATGATTTTAAGCTTGCAATAAATGAACTCAATGAAATTAAAAAGATTCTTGATAATGACGAGGTACGCAATGGCACGAAGGAATAAGCGACGGCACTACCAAGCCCCGCGAATAGTCATACTTGGCAAGACCGCGGAGAAGAATAATAAACCGCGTGAATCCGCTTCACGGTGTGCGTTCTGTGGCAGACCGCTATTCAGGGAATCAGCATGGCATTGGATATACGATGAGTTCGGACAGCGAGTAAAGAAGTGTAATAATGAAGCCATATGCAGAGAGGGTAGAAGTCAAGAAGGGGAAGCCGCTTATATTGCGGCAGTAACGGGAAGAAGGTTTATACATGTTAGTGATGAAGAAATATAAGAAACGTGAGCCTGACATAGTAGAAGCGATTCAATTTACAGGAGAAAACAAAGACGAAATATTAGAGGTGTTAAATGCTAAAGGAAGTATTTATCACACGATAGTGCGAGGATACGACGAAGAAAAAGAAGAGAAAACTATCGAATACGTGCAAACGCTAGGGATAGCTACTCAGTTCGGTAGATGTGCGGTAATGAAGGGAGATTATGTTATAAAAACCGCGGACGGGGAGTTGGATACGCTTAGCGAGGATTGGTTTTTAATTGATTACGAGGAGATAGAATGATAGAAAAAATATTAATTCGATTAGGAACAGCAATTGCAGTCTTAGGGGCGATTGGTGCAATCGTAACGATTCATGTACAGGCATATACTCAATTTAAACTGTATGATTTCGCACTCTTTATATCTTTGGTTGATTGTTGCTTAGGCTTACTATTAATATGTTCGGCGCAGATATGGAGAGACAGATGAACGGACGGGAATATCTTGAGTATGTACGAAGCTTAAATGTACGGTTAAGAATAAAAGAAGATCGCATTGAACAGTTACGTAAAGATATATGCACACTACAAGCAATTGATTACAGTAAAGACAGGATAAGCGGAACGAGTTCAAGCGATATAAGCGATAAGATTATCAGACTCGATGAACTTATAAGCAAGACTTCTACAGAGTGGGATAGACTCATAGACGAACGGGAACGGGCTGAACAGTTAATCAATTCGCTGTTTGACGTGTATGAGCGACGAGTATTACAACTGCGATATGTATATTGTAAAGGTTGGAACACGGTAGAAGACGGATTGAACATGTCGCACGGGCAGACCTTCAGGATACACAAGCGAGCCTTGTTACACTTCAACGAGTTATACAGAAGAGGATACAAAATGGTACATGGTGATACTGAATGATACAGCACACATGCGGTATACTGTATATGTAAGAAGTGCGAAAGCACAGTGCCACATTTATTATTGTAGTAGTTTTATTTACAGACGGGGCGGCCTTAGCGGGTCGCCCTTTGCCGTGTAAGGAGTATTCATGATAGAGAAAAAGACGCAAGTCCGTTGTTACAACGCTGACTGCCTTAATAATCATAATGGGATATGCTCTGCTAACAGAATCAAGATAGGCGGTACGGGACGGTGCAAAGACTACGTCGCAGCCACTCATGTCATGAATACTTCCAGATACGGCGGCAACAGAAAAGCATGAGCATAAAAGAAGATTTATATTCGTTCGCAGGAGTAAAGCAACATAGCGAGTTTGAAGCGTGGTTGCGTTCAATCTTGTTCGACAGAGAGAAGCGGGAAAGCTTTTATCGTTCTGTTGTTCAAACAGACTGGGGTAAGAACGTCGGAGAAGACAGCTTTAAAGGATACTTCGAAGAATACGCCGCCGAACGGAAGGCAAACAAGCAAGACTATACGCCTGAATCAATCGCTATATTGACGGCACTAATCACAAGGAACAATGCTGAAAACATGAGGCGGTGCGACTATTCGGCAATAGACCCAACGGCGGGAACGGGGTCGCTTATAATTCGGCGGTGGTGGGATGACTGTTTACAAACGACGATATTCAAGTATCGTCCGCATGACTTCTTCTATTATTGCGAAGAAATGGCAGACAATGCAATCCCGTACCTTCTTCATAATCTCGCACTAAGGGGAATGAATTGTATTGTTGTTCATGGCGATTGTTTGGAGCGAGAAGTCAAAAATATATACTTCGTGGCGAGGGTATCGACCATATAGAAGATGATCCGGAAAGTGTTCGATATGTTCCCGGTGGCGAAATGACACACAAGGGGATTCAAGAGAACACCGATTACAAGAAGCACGTAAAGCCGTACATAAAAGAACATACGGCAACGCTTAAAGATATAGCACAGATAGAAAGAGCCAAAGCAAAAAAAGTATATCCTCCGGGAACGATAATAATACAGATGTCAGCGACTCGGGGGCAAATCGGTATGCTGACATCAAGTGGTGAGGTTATGACGCATTACGCGGCGATACAATTCATTGATGGCTTTAATCCTGAATATATGTTCTACTACTTAAAGCACACGGCACATAGACACTTTAGGCGAGTACAAGAAGGCTTAAACCTGACACTGGATAACATTAACACTATTCCGATAAGCAACTGGGTAATGTGGTTAGGCTTAGGAGTAACCCCGTGCTAAGGGCGTGCCCCTACTGTGGGGGGATGCACCAGGGGGATTGTCCGAACAAACCCAAGCGAGACTATAGAAGAGAGCGAGGGAACGAATCGGACAGCCGAAGGAAGGAACGAAAGTTCCGAAGTAGCAAGGAATGGCAACAAGCAAGAGCTGAAGCCCTTGAGAGAGATAAGCACTTATGTAGGCTGTGTTTAGAAGAGGACGGATATATAAGTGTAGGACAAACGCTCGACGTTCACCACATAGAGCCATTACATAAAGCATGGAGCAAGCGGACAACGCTGAACAATCTTATAACTCTATGCAAGGCACATCACTATAAAGCAGACCACGGGGAATATAGTCCCGGTACCCTAAAGGCACTGGCGGTATCCCCCCTAGGGATAGGGAAAGAAAAATAGGGAAAAGCCCAAGACCGTACTGCTCACCTCATTTTATACAATTTTCCCTGACATCTCACGCACGCAAAAAAGGACGGTGAAGAAAATGCCAAGGGCAACGAGTGCTAAAGTAACGAAGAAACATTTAACGAAGGAAGAAAAAGCGACGCGGCTTGCGGTGGAGAACGCATTTACCGATAATGCGGAAATCGTCGCACCGTCGTACTTAAATGAGGCACAGCTTGAAGTATTCAACTTTATTACCGAAGTGTTACGTAAAGCGAATGTATTGAGTACGCTTGATACGGTGACGATTACACAAGCGAGCGTTGTTATTGATATGCTGAACAACTCGAACAAGACAGTAGCGGATAATCCGTCGCTTGCTCTTGACGGTATGTTCACGCAGAACATGGAACGACTTACACGAACGTACCTGAAATTGTGTGACGCGTTATGCTTATCACCACAGAGTAGGGCTAAAATGGGGGCATTGATTGCGAACAAGAAGAAAGAGGAAACAGATCCGTTAATGAATGTATTGAAGGGTGAAGCGAATGAATAAGAAACACCCGGCATACATATACGCAATGGAAGTTGCGGAAGGAACGATTAATGCACCGAAGTACGTCAAAATACAAGTGAAAGAGTTCTTAAAGATTGCGAATGACAAAGATAAGACCTATAAAATCGACGAGAACAAAGTCCGAACGATTGGCGAATTGCTTAAGCTGATGATAATGCCGAAGGGATTAAAGGCTAACAGTACAGTACATGATTCATTGGCGGGGTTTCAATGGTTTTTCATCATTGCAATCCTATGTACAGTAGAACGAGAGAACACAGAAAAGAGAAGATACGAGAACGCAATACTGGAGATATGTCGAAAGAACGGGAAAACCTTCATTATTGCCGTTCTTTTTATTTTGCTCTTTTTTATTGAGCCTAAGTTTTCAAAATTCTATTCTGTCGCACCTGACGGCAGTCTGTCACGGGAAATCAAGACAGCCATAGAAGAAATATTGAGAAGTAGCCCGGCTATGTTAGGCAAGATGAACGGGAAGGAAAAGTTTAAGATACTTCGGGATTATATTCACTGCAATATCACAGAGAACCGATACACACCGCTCAATTATTCAACTGGTAGATTAGACGGTAAACTTCCTAGCGTATTCTTGGTAGATGAAACGGGAGCATTACCGAACACATATGCAATTGAAGCTATGCGAAGCGGGCAGTTGACTATCCTCAATAAACTGGGATTTATCATCTCAACCAAGTATCCGACTCTGAATAACCCGTTTGAAGATGAAGTTGATTACTCGAAGCGTGTATTGAACGGTGCAGTTGATGATGATAAGGTATTCGCCTTGCTTTACGAGCCTGACGATACGAAAGGTTGGGCAACGAACGACGAAGTTCTCGAACAGGCGAACCCGTTGGCTTTGGAAGTGCCGGAGATTATGGACGACCTTAAAGCCAAGCGGCAAGTAGCTATAGAAATCGAAAGCAAGCGGGAAAACTTCATCACGAAGCACTGCAATATCATCTACAGTGGAGCGGGGTCAGAGTCCTATGTCAATATCGCCGACTTGCAAAAAGGAGCGGTTGACGGTATCGACTGGAACGGTCGCGAAGTGTTCTTAGGGGTCGACCTTGCCATGACAACAGACAACTGTGCCGTTGCTATGGTCGCTTATGACGAAGACGAGGGCAAAGCCTACATGGATTCAGTCGCCTTCAT